GTTACGTGCCGCTTGTTGTTCTGCATTAAATAAAGTTTTTGCAGCTCTTGTCGTTGCCGCTGGCATAAGCAGCCCAGCCATAACCTCATTGTATGTATTCCGCTCAGGCGAAACCATACCGCGTTGCTCCATTTGTTGACCAAACCATTCTGACCCGCCTATCGGGCTTTCAATCACATTAGGCGGCGTTGAAACTAAACCTAGTTTGTGCCCAAGCGTTCCAGCCCCTGCTATTCCTAAGTTTATTGCGTTTGTAACTGCATCAACAGGCGTTCCTAGTAAGGTTGCTATGTTTCTATTTACCGCATCAGTTACGCGCCTAGGTATGCCTTTAATGTCAGGCCGTCCTAATTGCGGTTTGTCTCTTAATGCTTCAATAATAGCTTTTTTGTCCATGACTAGCTCGGAAAGTTGCCGTCCTGTATGTTCCACTCAGTCAGCAATATATTGCGCGGCAAACCGCCGAGTGTAAGTTTTTGCGCCGACTTGTCCTGTGCTTTAATCGTGTCAAGCATGGTTCTAAACTCAGCCAGGTCAAAGCTCGCATCCAGTCCTTTAGAGGCTTTCCATTGTACTTTTAGTCCCGTCACCATCAGCGAATCGTCAAATATCGCCCGGTCGGTGTCGGCTGCGTAGGTGTAGCGAGTAACCCCGCCACCTGCATCAATCCAGTTTTTTGAAATGTAGTAAAAAGACAGGTTCAAATCACCCGTGGGCGGGTCAACCTCTAGGAAGTTGTCAGCAATTCTGAAGCGTAGGTTTGGACCATCGCTGATAATCGCTGATTTATAAATTTGCCATTCTTGAGTGGTTGCAGGCCCTATGAGCGGCCATTGTGACGTTCTATCCCACTCTGTCTGGGGTATTTGTCTTAGCCAGTCACTCGGTAGGGCGTATTGTGTCTGCCCCTGAACCGTAGTAAAGCTGTGTTCAGTATTCAGCCTTTGCCACTCGTACTGACGGGAAAGGTCTCGCCCTAGTCGGTTGACTAAGGCGAGGAGTTGTATGATCTGCGGGTCATTGTTCCCGATAACTAAATTTGGTCGTGTTCCAAACAGCTCACTAGTTACCTGCTGCACTAGCTCTAGCAGGGTGTAATTCATAGTTAACCCTCGACGGTTTCAGGTTCTTTGCGCGGTCGTCCGCGTTTCACTTCCGGGTTTTCTAACGAGGCTTTGAGCGCTTCAAATTCATTACGTAACCGCTCGTTTTCAGCTTGCAGTGCGTTAATAGGCGCATTTCCTGCCGCTGCCGCTAGATAATCCCGCGCTTTCTTTCTCAATTCCATCCAGCCCATTCCCATGCGCTGTAATGCGCCATCGTTCACTTCGGCTAGATTTTCTACAGTTCTAATACCAAAATACTCGGCTTCTTTGCATTGCGACTTAGTAATCTGCGGCCACTGACTTAAAACCGTGCCAATCACCTCACCCGCCATGCCTGCCTCAAACTCGCGCCACTGTCGTGCATAACGCTGTTTATAGTGCGCGTCAGCTTTTACTTCCAACACGTTCAATCTGTCACCGGGATGTTGAATGCGTACAAACGGAATTTCTTTATAAATCGGTCGGCCAGCTTTTTCACTTTCCGACTTCAATTCAACAGATTCCATGTAAAACTCTACAAAACTGCCAGTCTGAGGGTTGCTCATTTGGACTCCATAAGGTTAAACAACAGGGGCAAATGCCCCTGCCCACTTAGTAAGTGACCCAGTTAAGACTATTACGTCCCAACAATCTCGCCTGACCACCAGCCGCAACAGAAAACGCAGCGTTTGCTGACAGTGCGTTAATAGCACCGCCAGTTGCCGGGTAAACGTTGAGAGCGTTAGCGCCGAGGTTTTTAACAGTGACTTCTGCACCAGGTTCAGCCGGGGGCAAAATAACGCCGGTACTGGCTGCCGCTGTCGTTACTATGACATGAGCGCCAGCGACCAGAGTTGCCGTGCCTTGAGTTGAACCCGCCGCGGTCACGTTGTCCTGAATGTCGCCACACACTACTTCGGTAAGTGCAGCAGCCATTCCGACACCCATACACCGTGAGGGGTAGCTCATACGTTACTCCTTAAACAGAAGCAGCAGAGAACCAGCCACGATCACCCGAAGCCATAGCAACCGCGGGCGAACGGTAAGAACCGCCCGTTGCAGTCACTAGGAACGTGGTGGCGTTGACGGTACACACTGCGGTCGATGCGGTAATGGTGGCGTTAGCTTGTGCGTACACATAGCGACGGCCATCAGAACCAAAAGCCTGCGTGCCCAACTGCGGCGCATCTTCAGCACCGGAAGCGGGGCCCACATCAGCGGCCAGAGTAATGCTATTCAAATCACACCCCGAAATTGGGGCTACGGAAAAAGGTGCAGCCATTTTAGTATCCTTTCAAAATTAGTCAGTCAGAACGCCTTGGTAGCGAGGGCCTGAACTTGTCAAGTTACCTGCAAAGCCAATCAGGCGCACCATTGCGTCTTGGTTGACCGACATGCGATCACCACCAATAGGCACAAAGTTACGGTCACGGTGCGGACGGAAGAACAGGTATTTAGTATTCAGGAAGTACATGCGGTTGGTGTTCAACTGACCACCAATACCACCATCCAAGAATACATCGCAGTTAAACCCAGCACCAAAGTATTTCAGGCTAGTAAAACCTGCACCCGCTGAAGTCTCGCTAGAAATACGCTGAATGGCTTGCAGGCTTTCGAGATAGAAACGATAGTAGTTGTTACCTGCCACGATAATATCGGGGCGGTCAGCACCACGCACTAACTGAACGGCTACTCGGTTCATGTACGATTGAATGTTAGCGGCCGAAGCAGCAGCACCGCCATCGTTTGTAGCATCAAACGCAATGTTGCGCCAGAATGAGAAGTTGGCGCGGTTAATACCGCCGTAGGTTCCAGAGGCAGGCGAGGCAGACACAGCCAGAGCCAGACCAGTGATGTCCTTACCGCCGTTACCCGTACCGTCCGAGTAAATACCAGCAGAAATGTCGTTCATCAGTTGGGCTTCTGCGACTTGAATGCGGCCTTCTAACAAGTCGATAATCTGTTCCTTTCCGCTGTTTTGCAGCATTTCAAGGCCAGACATAGACACAGCAGCAGCGTATTGCTTAATGTCAAACTGAGCCGAACTAATCGGGCTGTTCGGGGTAATGTCAATAATGTCATACCCAGAAAACGAACCAGCGTTTTCAGTAGTGGTGTCGTTGTACATTACTTCCTGAAGAATGACGTTACCGCCAGAGAATAATTTCTGGTTGCCGCGTTCTTTCAGTTTATAAAGTAATGCGTTGTTGTTGGTACAGTTGTCAGCCAGCGCACCAGAGCGCGACTGAATAGTGGTTGCGACAATGTCGCTTAAATTGGCAAACGTAGCCATGACAATCCTTTCTGTTAAGAATCAAATTGCGCGGCGAGAATATCTCGCAGCGAACCTTTACTTCCGGGCTGAACCCCAGAGGAAGCAGGACTAGAGCCTTTTACACTCACTGCGGCGGTTCTCGCCTTTTGAGCTTGGGCTTGTTCTAGTGCTTTTTTCTGAGCTTCGGCGCGTTGCTGATCTAACAGGGATTGCCTGATGTCGGGACGCATCCAGACAGCCATTTCATACGCTTCGTGTAAATCTTTGGCGCTGCCGGTTTCCAGCAGGGTAGCCATTTCATTACGCACTGCGTCAAAGTGCGGGCGGTCAGGAGTTGCAAACGACGCTAACTGATCTTGCGCTATTGCTTGTTCCTGTTGCCTAGCCTGATTTTGCCACATTTGTTGCTGATTACGCAACACCTGTAACTCGTTCATTAAATATTGAGTTTGTGGGTCAACTTGGGGTGGTTCTTGAAGCTGGTTCAAGTCGATGTTGTATTCTTTCGCCAGTTGAGCGAAATACTGCGCTTTTGTCACAGGGTCTGACGTTCTCAGCGTCATATCGGCACGCATTAAAGCATTTATGGCAGTCGGCGCATCTACGCCTAAACTCTGCAAATGTTGCTGGTAAGGCGCTATTGCAGCATCATAAGCTTTCGCTCGTTCAGAATGGCCTTTGAACTCTGAAACACCCTTATGGAAGTCAGATTCGCGTCGTTCAGCTTCTTGGGTGAGTATTTTGATTTCCTCAGTCGTCAAAGGTTCCCCACGGTCAGCCTTTAGGAAAGCTTCTTGTGCTGCGGGTTTCCAGCTTGACGGGGCTTTGCGCGGGGCGGGTTCTGGGGCAACTTCTTGTGTGGCTTCTGGTTCTTTCTTGGCAAACTTACCATCCTCTGACCTGGCTCTCGGTTCTTGAGTTACTTCCGTGGTTACTTCGGGGGTAACTTCGGGGGTTGCTTCGGTGGCAACCTCTGCCGTTTCTTGTTGTTCGAATGCGCTTTCTAGGGCTTCTGCTATGGATTGCATAGTGGTTTCCTTTTAATAACCTTTTGAGTTCAATACTTCGGCAATAGTCCTGCGTCGGGATTCCCGGTCGTCTGTCCGTTGCTGTTTTTTCATGTGGTGGTCGATTTCGTTTCCGATTTCGATCAATCCGTGACGTTTTAGATGTTCACGGTGCTGGCTTCGGCTGGTAATCATCTCGCCAGTTGCTTGGCTTTGATAGGGCTGAATGTCCGGCATTATCATCGGCGCGGAATATTCTCTGGAATAGAACTCTTCGGCGGGTATCAGTTCGCCGTTGTATTGTATGTATCTTTGTCTGGGCATAGTTTTAGGCTATCAATAATAGGGTTTCTATATCTTCTTCCTCTTGCGCGATTCTAATCTGTTGTATTTTTATTGCAACCAATATTTGTTTTGCAATGTTTTCTGCTAATTTTTCATTGATTTTGAGCGTTTCTGGCTGAATTGAGGCATATTTTGGTGCGACTGTTGCCGCTACTTTTATGGCTTGCTCTGGTTCTTCCTCAATAAACTCTATGACTTCTTGAATGTCTGGTGTTTTCGTTTCCCATTGTTTTGCCCATTTTTTACGCCAAAACTCGTAATAATGGCCTCCGGCTATTTGTGCGCCGCTATATATTAAATTAGCGTCATTTCCAGAGTACGTGTACGTCCCACCTTCGGCAATAAGCGTATAGGCACCAGATGGTGTGTAAACAAGGTTTGCATTGTTGCCGCTGTAACTGTATGTGCCACCATCGGCTACCAAAACGCGGCTGTAACGTAAATCCGAATTATTGCCTGAGTAGGAATACACCCCACCGTCAGCCGTCAAAGTATAAGACCCGGTTGGCGTGTAAATTAAATTAGCGTCATTTCCAGAATAGCTATATGTGCCACCATCGGCAGAAAGCGTAAAAGCCCCACCAGTTGCTCCAACAATCGGCAGAATGCCTAGCTCTTCTTGCGCTCCGTCAAAAAGGCGGCGTGAGGCCATGCGTCAGACCTCGGCCAGTATGATTGACCCCACTACTGCTTGTGAGACGTTGCCAATGCCAAAGACCGACAGGCAAGCATCAGGATGCACCTCTGCCAGCGCTCCGACAAATCCGCCAGTGCTAATTGCGTCAATTGCGTGCGCGCCCTGCCAATCGTTCATGGCCATTATTGCTAGAGACTTGAACAAACACACGCCAATGTTACCCGCCGTCCCTGTCGTACCCGCCAACGTGACGCTTTCAACCGACCTAACGCCAGTATCGCCCGCCGCCAACGGAATCAGAATTATGCGCCCGTTTAAGTTTGCTATGTTATTCCCCCCGATCTGCGTAGCAGTGCTGATTTGCCCAGGCGTCCCGGCCTGATTGGTGTAGCTGACGGTCACAGTTGTTGCGGTGCCGCCAATATTACTCCAAATGCACAGCCCAATCATTACGCCTTCGCCGGAGGTAAACCGGGTGAGAGCGGCGGTTGGAAGGTTCGTGGTCTGAGCGGTTGTCACAGTGCCACTTAAACCGCCCGATACGTTAAGCATGTCCACCAAAATAACGGCCTGCCCGCCGATGCCTGATGGATTGAGGCGGGCTCCCATAATTGTCAGTCGGCCACTGCCGACCGCAGGCATCGGACCGATGCTGTGGTCACTTGTTTTGTCTAGCGCAATGCTTGTAGTTGGGGTCGCTGGAGCAGGCAGAAAGCTGCGCGATGCAAAGCATAAACGCCCCCCTTGCGAAAAGGAAGCCGACATCTGGAAATCCGCAGTGCGGTTTTCTTTTAGCTTGACAACATATTCATCGTAATCAGCCAGCGGCATGTCATTTCTCCACAAAGCCAAGCGCACCGAAAACTTCTGGTGCGGTCGCGGCTGAGGGAATAAACATAAGCGACAGGCAGGCGTTTGTATCAATTGCAGGGATGCCCGGAAGCCCGGTCGTGTAGTCGCGCCATCCAGCTACACCCGCGGCCCCGACAGGTATCCACGCAAGAGGCTGCGCGATAGTGATTCCAAAGTTGCCCGCCGTGCCGGTTGTGGCGGAAAGTTGCACTGACTGAACCGACTGAATGCCACTGTCGCCCGCCGCAAGTGGGATGCGCTGTGCCCGCGTAACCTCACGAAAGTTTGTTGCGCCGATGTTGATGGTAGAAGTGTTGCCCGTATTCCCGCTTTGATCTGTGTATGTCATCGTTAGCGTTACGCTGGCCGTGCCGATGGTGGTGTAAATCTCATAGAACGCGAAGTTCCCTGCCCCACCCGTATTGCGCGTAAGTGCCGGGGATGCAGGGGAGCCTTGCACGTTCTGAGCGGTTGTCACAGTGCCCGATAGGCTGCCGATATGAAATAAGCGGTCGTAAAGCAGAAAAACACCCGAAACCAATGGCGCAATAGATGCACCGATAAGCCACTTCTCCCTCGAACCGCCCGGAGCCGTAAATGTTAGCGCTCCTTGGGTAGTGCGTGTCGGCACCTCGCCAACAGTCGGCACAGCGCCGCCAGTCGGCATTCCATCATATTGCCACAGAGAACAGCCCCGGCCCGCAATCGGAGTCGTCGCAGCGGCCCCGGCCACCCTTGGAACCTTATGAAAAAACAGGTTTTCAGGCGTTCCGCTGTTGCCGCCAGTTTGGCGGTTGATAAGGTCGGAGAGGTCGGTTAGCGCGGCCATTATTCGCCATCCCAAGTAATACCCTGAGTAAGCGCGTGGGCTTTTGCTTCAATAATCAGTGCCGCAAGATTGTCGAGATTTCGACCGCTCGAATATTCCCAAACCCCGACTTGGGGCAAAATCAAAAAATGATCATTTGAAACATCAAGACGCCAATCGCCTGTCGCCGCGATGTAAACAAAACGTCCCGGATATGTAATAATTTGCATATACCACCTAAGAAAAAGTAATTGCAGCGCCAGTAAATTCAACAAGTAATGTTTCACCGTTCGCCATAGTTATGCTTGAACCATAATCAAGCCATGAAACCACTGGGTCGAGCGGTGAAGTAGGCGTGTTGTCATAAATGACAACATAACGAAACGAAGGTACAGAGCCAGAAGCGGTTAGCGTCAAGTTTTGCAGAACAAGCGTATAAACGCCTCCAGTTTGCGAAGAGCTTGTCGTAGTGATGTTTCGGCTGCTTAGGTTCGTGTAGCTGATTTCCGTTATATCAGCCAATACGCTGTTTGCCGCTACGGGCGCGGTGTTTGTCAACGCAATAGTGAACTGGTCAGTGTCAAGGTTAGCCACTGTCACCATGTTTTTAGCCCAGGCGTGAAATTTATTCCAAGTTGCCATTTATATCCCTTTCAAATACTTTCAATCT